AGACGCAAACAAATTAGTACATGATAATACATGGTTAGATTTGTATAATGAAAAAACTGGAGCAACAGAACTAATTGATTTATCTGACGTTTTACCTGTACAAATGGGTATACATACAGAAGATTTAAATCGTAAATGGTTTGCAAAACAAAAAGATTTGCAAGTAACAGAAGAACAAACATTATGGTATAATGATTATATTTATGGTTCAGTAGATGGACTAGTAGAAGTTTCAAATGGTAATGGAGGAACTGCTGTGTTCGAAGCTAAACATACACACGCATTTAATTTATCAGAAAAAAAACAAGTTGCTTTTGTAGATAAATATTATCCTCAGGTACAACATTATATGTTGGTAACAAAATTACCAAAAACATACTTATCTATATTTTTTGGCAACATGGAATATCGTTGCATAGAAATAGAACAAGATAAAAAGTTTCAAGCTATGCTACTCAAAGCATACAAAGTGTTTTGGAAAGCAATACAAAATAAAAAACCGATTGATACAAACTGGAGTGAATTTCATGGATTATTATCAGAATAAAATTGGATACAAAAAACGTAGAACTTCTTATAACGCTGGAATATCAATGTTAAAAAATGGTAAACGATTAACTATTAGAAAACAATGTTTACAAGTTGTTAAAAATAAAGGTTTATACGGAGCTACACCAGATGAAGTAGCTGAATTACTTGACTTACCTATTACTACTGTAAGACCACGTTTTAGTGAATTAGTTGATATGAAATGTATCAAAGATTTACAACAAACAAGAAGAAATCAAAGTGGTAAACAAGCAATAGTATGGGGATATAAAAAGGATGAGAAATGATACAATCAATAATTAATTTTATAACTTTTTACAAAAAAGAAAAAAAAATAGATTGGGTAAAATTTCATATGCAATTTACAAATGAAACTAATTGTAATCATTATGATAAAACAATTTATAATAAAAAAAATTCAGAAAAAGCTGTAGAAAAAATAAATAACATAATGAAAAAATAAAGGAGATATTATGACTAAAGAAGATAATATGTTATTATGGAAACAGGTAGCACATACTAATCCAAAATATACAAAACCATTTCCGTCATTTGGTAAAACATTAACGACTATTGATCCAATGTATCAAATTATGACAATGACTGGTACGTTTGGGCCAGTAGGTCGTGGCTGGAATTACACAGTTAATTATACTTATACAGATAAATGTGTATTTGCAGAAGTATCAGTTGCAACACAAAAAAGAGAAGATAGTTTTTGGGATTACTATGGCCCAATATCTTCTGTACAAGCACTCTTTAAAAAGAATGGCTCACTAGATACTGAAGCTCCTAAAAAAGCTATGACAGATGCTTTAACAAAAGCGTTTAGTCATTTAGGTGTAAGTGCAGATGTATTTTTAGGTTTATTTGACAACAATAAATATGTTTCAGATATGAAAGAAAAGTTTGCAGCCGAAAAATCTAATACTGCAGATTTAAATTTAGTTAATTTTGAACAGAAAGGTAAAAAATGATTAATATTGTAATACTAACAGGACGTTTGGGTGCAGACCCAGAAGTAAAAGAAACTACACAAGGTAGTAAATTTGCTAATTTATCACTAGCTACTAATGAACGTTATAAAGACAAAAGTGGTGAGATGAAAGAGAAAACACAATGGCATAAAGTTACTGTGTTTAATCCTAACCTTGCTGAAAGTATTGGTAAGTACATGAAAAAAGGTGATGTGATAAACGTCAATGGTCAAGTTGAGTATCGTAGTTATGACAACAATGGTGAAACAAAATATGTTACAGAAATTGTTGTACCAAGATTTACAGGTACTGTTAAATTAATACCACAAGGTAATAGTGGAGCAAAGAAACCAGCTCCATCTAACAATGCCGATAGTGGAGAGGAAATACACGTACCGTTTTAGTTTTTTTCGGTACGTAAATGAGGGGGAAAAAGTGAGGTTATTACATAGCCTTCCTCCGCTCCTTAGATAACTTTAGTACCCCTCGCATGAAAACGGAAAAAATCATTATGGAAATACTAGCTAAAAAATATATTAAAATTTGTGAAGAAAATAATATGTGTTTTCCTGACTACCAAGATACTTGTAAAGAAGAAGCAGTTAAGGAAATAACTAAAAAACAAATTAAACGTGTATATAAAAAGCAAAGCAAACTGTCGAAAAAGGTTGCAGTATGGAAACCTAAGATATCGTTTTAGTGCGTAGCATAATTATAAATTATATGGATTATCAACAATATGATACAGACAGAAGCAGAAGAAATGTTTACATTAGAGAAAATCTTCCAAGAGTGGATAGATTATCTAATAGACATTGGCAAAGTAAAACGAGAAAGTGTAAATTGGAAACTATTACAAGAAGCAATAGTAGAAATGGAGTTACAAGCATATGTCGATAGTGGACGAAAACTACATTAAAGAATCTATTATGAAAGCCGAAGGCTACCGAGATACAATATACCTATGTACAGAAAATCACAGAACGATTGGATGGGGTCATAAATGTGTTGAAGATCATTGGCGTGATAACACAGCGTACCCACAAGGATATTTACGAGAAGTATTTGATATTGATTTTTCTAAAGCGAAATCTCAAATGAAAGAATTACTAGCTCAAGAAGATTTAGATATTAAACCTGATGCTCAAAACATTTTGATTGAAATGATATTCCAAATGGGAAAGAATGGCGTATCAAAATTTCGCAATATGATGAAAGCTTTGCGTGGACATAACTATTCTTTAGCAAGTTCTGAGATGTTGGACAGCCTTTGGGCAAGACAAACCCCCTCAAGAGCAAAAAAATTATCAAATTTAATGAAATCCATAGAAACATAGATTTCTAATACGCTCAGAATCTAATGATTCTTTCAGGTACAATCACACAGCGAGGGTGCTACAAACGTCCTGAGAGCTAAATTTGAGCTATTTTTTCCAGTTAGTTGCTACTTTTTCAGCACTTCTACCAGCAATATAGCCTCCGACACCTATTGTAAGCAAATTCCACATTTGGTCAGGGATTGACAGTTCAATCGCTGTACCTAAAAACGCATTACTAAAGGGTGCTATGATATGATTGTTTGCAATTACAATTATACAAATCCACATTAGAGCTGGACGCCAAGTGGCTGTGAGCCAATGCTTTGATTCTGCTTCGGCTTTGATGATATTTGATTTAGCTATAAGCTCCTCATGATCGCCATTTAATAATTGTGTGTTAAGTTCATGCTTGAGCTTCTCTTTTAAATCTTTATCAGGTACAGCTTTATCTACGATACCACCGACAATTTTTGCTATTGGCCCAACAGCGTTCAGTAAAGGTAACATTAAAATATGTATCCGTAAATAATCATACCTAGTATAACTACTAATGCACCTACAACTATCTTACCTCTTTTGGTTAATCCTTTCCAAAAGTCTTTTAGTTTATCCATAATCTCTCTCCAGTCTATCCATAGAAACAAATGTCTTTTCTTGGATATGGTTATCCCAGATAGATAACTCTACGATTCCGTAGCTCCATCCAGTCATATTAAGCTTTGCATACTGCTCAACATGGTTCATTGGCAACGCACATCCAACATTAACGATACGAACAAACTTTTTATCGCCAATTTTGGGGGCTTTCCAATCTCTATCTTTATGTGTATGCCCAAATACTAAATCATGCAAGGAATCATTAGCTATTGATATTTCTGCATTACGACCACCATATTCTTTACCCATTATATTTTTAGGTACATGAGTAAATCCTACTCCACCTACAAAAAATATATCTCCGTATTCAGACGTAGACCATTCATTATCATGGAAACTAGAATATAGTTCATTCTTCATCATACCTTGTATCTCAGGTATCTTTTCTTCAAACCTGTGTACACGTACTTCATGATTACCTAATGTGCAATGTTTAGGTACATGAAAAGAACCCATCCCTTTGTTCATTAATTGCATAGCTGAACGCATTGAATTTATATCAACCATAAAATCATCTTTAAGTTTACCTTCTTGCGTGTCGTTAGCTTGAAAAAAAGATAATGAATCAAATGAATTAAAATCACCTATGTGTACAACATAGTCTGGTTTAATTTTACGAATATGTTTACCTATCCACAAAAATCTATCTTGTGGAATATGAGGACTATCATGTGTATCTCCTATGACGATAACTTTATGTCCTTTAAATTTCATACGCAATTATAGGAATAACTATTAGATTTGTCTATGCTCCACTAGATTTAAAAGCATTTATAGGAAAAGATTCAAACTCTATACAATGAGCATCAGTAACTAATGTTTTTTTATAAGAATCAGGTTTGTTCTCATAATAATTTAAATAACTAGCTACTGCTTCTGTACATTCTAATTCAGTTTTATATACGATTGTTTGATATTTTATTGAAGGTAAATTTGGTGATGACATAAACATTACCATCAACCATACTTTAATCATTCTTTTTCTTTTTTTTACTTTTTATTTTCTTTAAATCTTTAGTAATCATTTCTATTTGAGTTTTCATTGTAGCTACTTCTATAGAAAGATTAAAAGTTTGATTAAGATTCCATGTACCTAATCCAATTAAAACTGCAGCTACTATTGATATAATAATTTTTTCCATATTATTCCCAATCAAAATGCTGTGTTAAACTACCAGATTGTTTTCCTTTATCATCAGTTTTAACTGTAACTGAGGTTTTGCTTGGGGTACAAGCAATTAAAGAATATATAATACATAAAGAAAACATAATTCTAATGACCATATTTATCTTCTATTATTCGTAATATTTTCATATTACCTTCGCTATCAGGTACAAGTTCTGCTTTAACTTTACCACATTCATAACGAATAGTATTTAATCTATTGTCTGAAAGATTACGTTCAGCTTCACGTTTAGCTTTAAGGCAGTGTGATAATCCATCTGTAATCATATGCCCATCTAAGCTACCATTAACAAACATACATAAACTAAATACATACTCAATGACCATTGGCTTCCCTCAATTTATCTTTTAATTTTTCTACATCAGCTTGAAGTTTTTGTACCTGATCTTTTAAGAAGTCGATATTCACTTTATTATGCATACCTCCTTCAAGTTGTTCTGTGTGTTTTTCTACTTGACCAGCTATATGTTCTATTAACATAAACTGTTCGCTGTCTGCTGGTAGAGAACCCATTTCACCTCTAGGCCATTTAATTCTAAATTCAGTATTTTTATGAACATCAGTAATCATTAATTTTCCATTGGTTTCAATATTATTTAATCTTTCAATAATACCAAAGTATGCCCAAACTGCTGTAGCTACAGCTCCTAATAAACCTAGAAGATTTTTAAGGGGTAATCCTATTTCTGTTTTGTCTGAGAGTGAAGCCATTTATGACCCACAAGATTCACAATAGTCATCACAAGTACACTTGTCTTTATCGCAACCACAAACAGGACAGTTAGGATTATTTACCATCTTCAATATTTTGTAATCTTTCCATTTCAGCTTTTATATCTGCTTTGGAAATTGGAGTTGTTCCATCTAACCAGTTTATTTCTGCATTATCAATATCTATACCACTAGGTGCTTTAACAACAAATATAGCACCAGAATTTAAACTTTGAATTGCGTCATCTATTTTAATTATCATGCTAAAATCTC